GATCCATATTACGACAAATGATGCCGTGATCAACATTCAGTTTACCTGCTCGCTTCATCTTTAGCGAGGGATCATAGTATGAATTAAAATTGTCAAAGCCAGTTACGAAGTGCCCAGCTTGCTTGAAATGAACAGCAGTGTGAAATCCAATAAAACCTGCCATTCCTGTAATCATTACTTTCATTCAAGTATTCCTTGCGATACTAATTTTCTATAGTTCAAAATCTTGTCTTGTTTTGGCGATGGTCTGCCGGGCGTGTTCTTCATCTTACGCCTTACGTGGATTATATATCCATCACTTACGTTCTCTTCAAACGACGACCGATTCCACTTGTCTTCGTCGAGATAGACATCAGGCGTTTCTTTGAGATTTGCTTTGATAGCGAGACGATGCATGATGCCTTCGTCTTCGTAGTTGTTATTAAAATGATCCATCTCCCAGTCTACCATGTGCACTCGGAGTTTCTTGCGAATGTCTTTGTCTAGACGATAGATGGATCCACCCCAATATGGATATCTGGTGTCACCAAGTAAAGGGAATCTTTGAAAGAGTTTCTGTCGTAGCGAAGGCTGAATGCCAAAGTGACGACCAATGCCTGTATCGTCAGTGAAGATGTTCTTTGTCATACCCTTGCGAGTAAACATGTCGATGTCCATCATGACGACCATATCGTACTCATCGAACTGCGAGTCAAGCATTATCATCTTTTGGCATGGTGCTGATAGATGTTTTCTAAACACGTTACCAGATATCAACTGGTAGTCTGCACCGCATAACTTAGCATACTCTTCGATGTTTGCTTTTGAACGTTCTTCTAGTTCACCTAGAGGTCCTGTCCAGTGCTGTAGTATGATCTTCTTCATCTAAAGAATCTTTCCAAAACGTTTTTGTCATGATTGACCCAGCCGTCAAAGCATCGATGTGTGCTACCGTTAGGCTTGCTCAACACTTGATACCAACCCATCTCTGCGGGATGCAAGCGTTGCTCTTCGTGTAACCTATCGACGTACGCCCTATCGATAAAACTCATCGGATGCATAATCAACTGATCGACGATCCAATTGTGATGTCTACCAGCAGGATTAGTATCAAACTGACGCAACATATCAAAGTAATTTTGTTTCGTGGCTGAGAACGAATTGATACGGTTGTTCTCATAAGTGTCGATCACATAAGGTATAAAATCTGCGTCTTTGTATATCCACGTATCAAATCGTGCACGAACCACCACATCATAATCATCCTTTATCTTATCACAAAGCCATGCATGAATCAAGTGTTGTTTAGTGTGATGTGAAGTCCACTCACGCCTGTGCATACCACCTCGCTGTATAAACGATTTGGTCTCTGCGAAACGATTAGACTCCCAGTGTTCTGGCGGAATGTCGAAGTAAGGATGATAGCCTATGTCAGGCTCAGGATAATAGTGTGCAGTTTCTTCGGGAAAATTGTTTTCAAACGTTCTCTGAAAACTAGACCACGTAGCGAAGTGATAATCATAGTCTGGGAAGAATTGCTTGACTCTACTTAGATTTTTTTGCAGATTGGTGTTAGGATTCTTACTGACGCAAGCGCCAGAAATACAGACTGCAACTCTCATAATTAAACTCGCTGAAAGAAATGATCTACATGAAACTGATCGACCTGTTTATAGTTTAAATCTTTCAGCAGAGCAAAGCACTCTTCTGTATTAGGATTTAAATTGTTGAATTCAATTTGAAGCAAGGGCCAATCATTTTCTTCTAGTGTATGTAGCATTCCCTTAAGAGGACGAAGCACAAAGCCTTCTGTATCAATTTTAATAAAATCAATTTCGGTGAATTGGTAATCGTCTACTACTCTTGTCTCCATCTTGATTTCTTTAGGATTGTAACCCGCTCTGGTTTTATAGTGGCGCGTTTCGTCCGTAAGAATTAAAGACAGACCAGTATTGCCCGCCCGCATAATCATTGTCATCTCTTCGTCTGCATCAGAAACAGCATAAGGATACACTTCGATGTTAGTGACATGACTCAGATTTCGATTCATTATCTCATGATAGAGAGGTTCGAACGAATAGACTTGCTCAAAGTTATTAGCATAACGTAGTGCTGTAGTCCCAATGTGACCACCAATATCTAAACAGCCACGCTTTTGATCTAGATATTTCTCTGCGATTTCCCAATCAGGCAGAGTCATTGAATAGAGTTCGCCTCTACTTTTAAATCCTTGGTAGAAACTATCTCCTTGAAATAACTCCCAGTCGCTCGGTTCTTCAAATTTCATTATCGAAGTTCTTCAAGTAGTAATCTAGATCCTCAGGTGTTCCCAAGCCCCACATCTTGGTCGCTTCATGTGTACGAATCGTTTTACAATCTTGAATTGCTTCGTTAAACACTGGGCAGACATAAAACTCATTGTTGACACGAATGTCTTTTTCAATCATCTGCTTTGCGTACTTGACAAAATCTCTGCCGTGCTTCCAGTAGTAGTAACCGACAGTAGCGTTGTCGCTAATAGGATTCTTTTCTGCAACTTCAGTAACAAAGCCGTTATCGTCTACTCTGGCAAACGACCATTTAGGGTGAGTGGCTTTGAACGTAACAATGCCACCATCGGCTTGTGTTTCCTGCATCTTGTACATGAAGTCAACAGGATCCCATTCGACGTACTGGTCACTGTTCGCAAAGAAGAGCGGTGCGTCCCAGTCAATAAATTCTTCTGCGAGTAGTGCAGTACATGCCGCACCCTCAGTCATGCCATCGACCTCGACAATCTTACAGTTCGGCGCAATGAGACCAAGCATGGTGTCTAGGTTGTATTGCTCTCGGTGCTCTTTCTGCACAACAAAAATAAAGTTTGCATCAAGACCTAGATTCTCTACAACAACTTGAATCATTGGCTTGCCATCTACATCAATCAATGGCTTAGGAAATGTATAGCCTGCTTGTGCGAATCGAGAGCCAGCGCCTGCCATCGGAATCAACACGTTCAACTTATCATCTTTCCACTTATTCACAATTGGCTCTCCATTAATCTTAGGCATTATATTTTCGACTGTCACTTGTGACGGGTCTGTTACTCTTATATATTTGGCTCTAGAACGTTCAGCCGCCAGCAGTCCGGGCGGTGAGTCTTCTATAATAATCGTCTCTTCGGGCAGACAGTTCATCATCGACATAGCTTTCCAATACATCTCAGGATGTGGCTTGCTATTCTTTACGTCTTCGTTAGAAATGATGACTGAGCAGTGTTCGATAAGTTCAGACTTTGCGAGTGACGTTAGCACAGTTGAACGAATGCTATTAGAACATACACCAATTTTGTAGCCATTTTCAACCAATCTGTTGAATAGCTCGACGATTTGTGCCTGAGGTTTAAGTTCGCGAATTTCGAAGTGCGTCAGAAGTTGTTTGCGATTGTAAACTCGATCATGCTCTTCAAGAGGCAAGCCCTTGTTTCGTGTAAGCATATCAAGTTTCTGACGGGTCTTGTGACCATCGTAGATGTTAAGATGTTCTTCAGGAGTGATTGCATAGTCCTTACCGAGCGCCTCGTTTAGCGTTCGGTAATGGATGTCTTTTGCGTCGATCAATACCCCATCAAGGTCGAATAATATAAGTTTGATCATGTTTAAGAACTTGTGTCGCGGTATCTCACTGGGTAGTCTGTACAGATTGCGTTAAAATCCGTAGTGTCTGTGTTGTGTCTTTCGGGCATCATCGCAATTGTTGTAGGAGTTACGTCAATATGAAGAGGACAATGTTTATCAGGATACGCAACGATGCTTGACTGTGATGTTAATGTATAATCATCACTATCGTGGAAAAAATATTCGAATGCAGGACCATGTTCTACTGTCATCCCAATCATGTGAGCCAAAGCTTCGCCATTTTTACAATGGATTAACAGACGATTTGAGCGATTGATAAAAAATCTATCGATGACATAATTGTCAAAGATGTCGCTGTCGCTTGGATAATCGTGACCCAGAACCATAGTACCATTGATGTTCCAAACATCAACTTCAACTTTAAATCCTTGACCAATTGCAGAGTCGATGTGTGAAATCGTATTCTCTAGTTCTGGATTAGGTCCGTAGAGATTGCCTCTGTGCGCAATATAAGTTTTTGACACTTCTGTAGCGAATTCATCACCGCCAGAATCCGTCATGCCATCTGAGTCTATAAAGTCTGTCATTTAAACCAACTCACTAATACTAGTCTATGTCCTTGTTGAACCTGCGTAACACCGTGCAGAGTTTTGCCGTCGTAGATCATTGACTGACCGTCAGTCGTTTCCACGATTACCGGTATAATATCTCTTCCATATGGACCATGACCATTACCGGTTCTCTTCGCATATTTGAATGCGGGTCTTGGCTTCCTATTGTATTTATCATAAATCAAACTACCACCACCAATTAAATCTTTCGTTTCTATCATGGTAATGATAGTTAATTTTATGACTTTATCATCGTCTGTATGTATTCTGGTAAATGCATCCTTTCCATACATTACAAAATAATGAGCGTGAGTAGTGAGACCTTCACTTTCGCCTCTCGCAGAAATTTTCTGTATGATGTCATTCCACTGTTTAGGATGTATGTCCCGTTTGTCTACATCAAACAAATTGTAATCTTGATGAGCAAGTTGAGGATCGAGGGTGTTGAATAGTTCTCTAAGTTCTGCTCTCTCTTCCTCGGTAATCAGTTGCTCTATCTTATAGTTAGTAGTCATGTCTCAGTGCTAAACCAGAGTAGACTCCTTCGCTGTTGTATATAGTAGAAAGATTCAACTCAACATTTAGAAAACCAAACGTGCGAAAAAATTCACGCCACATGGCTTTTGTCCATCGAACGACATGCGTAGGATCAACTCGCGAACATTCCAACACGTAGTCTTCACCAGGCTTTGCGCAGATCGGCATACGAAATACGATTGCCTTGGTCTTGATGTTTTTAAAAAAGTTTTCAAGCGCATCATAGTCCATGTGTTCGAACACGTCAAGACCAAACACTACACCGTGATTCGTTGACCAATCTACTTCACCTCTAGCATCGTGTCCACGTTCTCGTGCTTTAGCTAAAGCCCATGTTGAGATGTCTACACCATAGCAGTCTAGATTTCTGCCCTCAAGACCCTTGAGTAAAAAGCCAACAGCACAGCCGAAATCAAGTACTGGCTCTTGTAGTAGATTCATCTTACCTAAGAAATCACTGACTTCTTCTGCGAGACGAATGTAACGATCTTGTCGGTCTAGGTAGTTGGTGTAGTTGTTGCTTTCATAATATTCCTTGTCAAACATTTATGCAAAATTCCTATCGTCGAGGTCCATTCGTTGTGCTACTGTATGAAGCAAACGGTTGTTGTTGTAGTACAAACACGTACCGCAAGCCTTGTCCCAACACTTACCTTTATTGTCTCTTACTTCATACGGATATCCATTCATAGAGTAGTTCAGATTAGCATTATCCCATATCTTGATTACGTTGTCAATGCTACCCAAAGAAAATTCTAGTTTGTATGTGCGATCTTCTAGCACGTGACTCGTGCACATATACACTTGATAATCGCCACCGTCTGGATGTGGTGCAATGTATGGGCGTGTCAAGCCGACATAACAACCTTCTTCAAAAGGTCGCGTTGCGTCCCAGATGTCTTTAATAAAGAACTTTGATAGACTGTCGATCTCTTCGATCACAGGTCGCCACTTGTTCTGAATCTCTGTTTGATAGCCATCAACTAGTGCGTTGCCTGCAACACGGCAGAACTTAACTTCGGGATTTAGTTCAATCAGTCGAGCGATCTTTTGAATCGACTCTTTCGTAGTGCCAATATACGGCTTCTTCGTGCGAGACAGTTCGTCAGGCACACCACCGGTGCCGTCGTAGATAATATACGACAGACCGATCTTGTCACGAGGGAATGATCCGAAATCATAGTCTTCGGGATTCTTACCTTCGTCAAGTTTAATCAGACTGATACGAATCCAGTTGAGCCACTTAAATGCTCGTTTGTCTAGGTGACGCTCAATGTTTTCGCTGTTGGTGATGATACCCACATCGAAGCCAAGTTGACCGCATAACTCTACTACGTCTGTGATATTCTTCTTATGCTCTTTGTCGCGATACAGCATAGGATTACCACCACCCGTGATCTCTACTGCTTTAGCACCAAGTGTCTTAAAGTCTTCCATCATCTTGACCAACTTAGGCCATGAGATGTAACTCTTTAGTGGACGTGCCGCAACAGAACAGAACGGGCAGTCGCTATCGCAGATTTCACACAGCGATAACTGAACGTTGATGGGCTTGAACTTGTCTTCGTATTGAATCGAGTACAGCACGTCCGTATGCTGAAGATACTTGTCGCCCCACGTGCTGTACTTCTGAGTTTTTTCTTCGTAACTCATATTTGCTTCATTAGTTCCTGAACGTCTTCGCCACGATTGGGCAACTTGTCTTTCAAAAAGAAATGGACGAAATGGCAATCAGAGATTGATTCATGTGCTGTAAACAAGCCATTCCACTTGCTGTCCATATACTTAGTAGGCACGTTATATTTTTTGATGAAATAATTTAGTAGCGTTTGATCTGTGCTCCACTTCCATGCGCCTTTACCATTCACAAAGTCCATAAACTCGACTCGTTCAATAAACTGCTTTGCGGTCTGACCGTTTAGATACGGCTTAAACTTTTCGCTGTTCAGTAGTATCATACCCATGTTGAAAAATTCGTACCCTAGACGACCTGGCTTAAAGTCGGCTTTCTTTTGTTTTTGAAGCAAGTCATACTGCATCATAGAGTAGTTAGTGATCTTATCTTTGTACCACTTCTGAATTGGCATGTCTCGCTCGCAGACAGCACCAAAAGCATGATCAGTGCCAAAGTCTTCGAAGATATTGGGCGAGCCTTCGCGAATGTAGATATCTGCGTCAACGATGGCAATCTGATCGTAATCGTCTAACAGATCGAAGGCATTTTCTTTCTCGTAGATAGGCAAAAAGCCACCGTGATTAGCAGTGGCTTCTTTACTGCGATTAGTCATAAATGGATCTGGCGCTATCTTTAACTTAGGGCTGGACAGCACAATGTGGTCGATCTGATTCTTCCAACAATAGTCCGCAACTGACTGAATACACGTTGAATAGAGTGCAGAGTTTTTCGCTTTGCCTAAGCAAACTTGATATATGAGTCTTTTCATGTCTTAAAGGGTCTACCCGGATGATTGTGTTCGATTGTTACGCCAACTTCGTCATTCTTGAATTGCATACATGCGGTTTCATTCCATCTGCCGAACTTATCACACGTTCTATGTATCCAAGCATCTGAGTTGTATATAACTTTTTTATGGTGCCGAATTCTCATTAGTTCTCTTGCGGCATTAGGTGTCAGATAATATGCACCGCCCGCAAGTTTAGCGCGACCGTAAAGTTTTCCTTCTTTGTTGATGCGTTCGTCATGACACAGGCACGTGATATTCGTCAAATAAAATTTAGGATTAATGTCTTTTTTTAGCCATGCATCATGTTCCGCAACAATGAAAGGCGTCTGTTCGTCCCAGCATTTTTTCCACGCATGATAGTGACTGTACCAAACAGCTTTCTCTGTTTGAGTAAACTCAACATCTACGCCGCGTGAATAACTGTGCTTCATCGTGAATGGAAGAAAGTTACATTCGTCCGTCTCAAGGTCTTTCGGTGTCTTCGCTTCAAAATGATTGACCTTGAAGCCGTGTTTCGTCCAACTGGGAGTACAATGCTCTTTATAGTACTCTGATATGGGATTGCCTGTGATTGCAATCATCCATACTTCTGGCTTATCGGTAGTCATCTAAGTTAAACTCTGTTCCAATCATTTTATGTAAGTCTCGATCATTGTTAGTATACACTAATACTTCAGGATCGTCAAGAAGAAAATCACAATTCTTACAGTAGTCTGGATAGTCACCAGTGCGATGAGACTGTCTTAAAGCCGAGTACTCCGGTCCTCGGATGACTTCTTCGATTGTGTTTTCAGAACAGTGTCCGAGAACTGCTTCTTCGTCCCGTCCCAGAACTTGACAACAAGGATGTACAGCCCCCCGTTTACCGTCAAGACCGCCAGCACGTATAACCACATCGGGACTAAATGGTCTTCCACAAGTCTTTACCTTTCCTTTTCTTGCATTGTCTCCGATGTCCCATGCGCCAGACCAGTTATGCATTTTCCAGATTTCTGTTTTACAACCTAGTTCTTCGACAAGTTTTTTGTAGTTCTCTAGTTCAGATTCAATGTTGTTATTGTCTGTGATCAGATGATACGTCTCAACAACACAACTTGAGCCAGACGCTTTTACGTAGTCGATCATCTCTTTGATGTTCTTCTTAATCAGATGATAGTTACTGCCGCGTGTGTTGTACATCCACTTATCGTAGTCTTCGGGCGTAGATCCAATAAACGAGAAACGAAAGAAGTCAAGACCTGCATCTACACAGTCACGCATAAATTGACCGTGCATTTTAAATCCGTTTGAAAAGATCACTGCTTGTGCGTCATACTTCTTAACAATCTTGATGTACTCGGGCAAATTGCGATTGATAGTTGCTTCGCCCGAACCATCTAAGTTAACAACACGTAGTCCATGCTTCTTGCAGTCTGACACATACGTCTCAAACTCAAGCAAAGACATCTTGGTAAGAAAGCCCGGATGACGACCACCTTCACGCTTGTCTTGAGGACACATCGAGCAATCAAAGTTACATGCACCCTGTACTTCAATCACTGCTCTATCAATATTAATCGTTGACATTTAACTCACCTAATATTTTGTTCTTATAGCGATTCGCTCTCTGGTCCATATGACTCAGAATTTGTGGCATCTTATCGAGATACTTATAGAAATCGTTATCCGGTAATCCCGGCTTTGTGAAGTGTACACCTTGCGGATTATGAACTTCTAGAATCCCGCTATCGCCTAGCGAGATGACAGGCTTGCAAAGATTTCTTGCAATGTACTGCCACATGCCATCATAGAATATACAGAATCTACAATGTCGAATGTGGTACATTGCTTCGCGAACTGGCGTACGATAGGTCAACTCGACCATATTGAACCCTCTCATCTCTAAGAGTTCAATGATACGTTCCCAGTCTTCAGGAAAAAATGTGCGCTTCCAGCCTCGAGGAGTCTCTGCGTTGAACAGAGGTCGCCAGAAGCACACTTTATTTTCTACAGGATCAGCCCAAACATCTTTGCGAAATATCCATGAAGGGAGACCATCGAGTACAGCAAGAGGACTTCGTTGTCGTTGAAATCCTCTGTGCCGCAGTTTGGTGATCTCGTAGTCAGTGGAGTTGAAAATATGATTCATCTTCACTGCGTCTTTGTCATAATAAAAATTATGAAGATACTCGGCTCGCTCGATGATTGTTTCAGGATCTTCGAAGTGATGTAAGTGATCTTCAGAATGTTCCCAAAAAACATTCATCGTCATCTGCTCAAGCGGACGGCGCTTTCGTATTAGATGAACCATCATGTGAACTGCATTCAACCCAAAGAGTATGTCCCCAACTCCAGGAGTGCCTCTCCAATCGACTTCTGTGTCGTAGGTGAAGAGATAGGGATGTTTTCTTATAGGATCATGATACAGTTCAAAATTCATCTAATATAAGTCAATCGAAATTGCTTTCTCCATTGAGTATTTTTCTGACCACTGCTCGGCAGTATAATCGTCTTTGAGTTGACGCTTCTTGCCTTTAGCATTGGTTCTATCTAAGTAACGATTTTTATGATTGTTACGCTTCTTGTTTCGGGAATCAAATCGGCTGTACTTAGCCATGATCAAACGTTCTCCATTCGCTCCATTAATCTTTCCGCACGATTAGTGACTTGACGATACCACAGACTGTCACGCCCTTCAACGGCGGCGCGTTTCCAATCGCCTTCTGCAATAGCGGCGTTGAAATTTTTAAATTTACTAAGTCGAGTACGACCCATGTTAAACATCATATTAACCAAGATTTGTTGGACCTCGTCTGGTAGGTCTCCAAATCCCCCCTCGCCGTATAAGTGCTGACACTCTCCGATGGCGAGGTCGAGGTCGTGATCGAAACACTCCTTAACTCGTGCTTCCGTAACTCCAGTACCGACTGGCTCGCCGAATTCTGGGTCACTTTCGAGGATAAGGTGACCAACTCCAAACGTGGGGTAACCGAGGTGATCGTTGTATATGACATACTCGACTCCTTCGTCTATTTTTAATTGTTCGTAAACTGCTTCTCTGTTCATCGGATTTCCATCCACTCCTTTGTCATGATGTAGTCCCTTACGAGACCACTTCTTACTATGTCTTCCCAGTTGAAACTGATCACAGAAAAGTGCTTCAGTTGCTCAACTATTTGTAGAAAAGTATTTATACCTCTCTTATCGTTTTCAGACCTAAAGTCGGACTGGTAGTAGTCACCACAGAAAATGATTTTAGAACAATGACCAATCCTTGTCATAACAGAATCTAATTCATGAAAATTTAAGTTCTGCATTTCATCCACAATCACAATAGAGTTATCGAACGTCACACCACGAATGTATGACGTTGATTCAAAACTTATATACTTGTTGTGTACAAGCTTATCGTACGCGCCAGGATCTCCATCGAACAATTCAGATGTGATTGCTCGATAAGGTCCTGTGTATGCGTTGAGTTTTTCTTCAATCGTACCAGGCAGATAGCCAACATCTCGTGTGGGTACGACTGAACGAATAATTTTTACGGTTTCGTAAGGCGAACTTTTCTCCATCACTTCTTCTAGTGCGAGATACAAAG